TTCAACCGATCTGTGCAAACTTAGCGTCATCGACGCTGTGTTATCCAATTATGGAGATGCTTTTTTTGAGGATGGCAAAGATTGGCAATGGCAGAAGGTTAGGGGATACATGAGCAGTCGCTTCGTAGAATGTCACGAGATACAGACTTATGGCAACCAACAGACTAACGGAATGAGCAGAAAGAGTGACGAACAATTTTTTGCTTTCGCCAATGGTATTGCTCATCAGAACGGAAATGGAGATTTTGTCTTCGAAAAAACCAACGAGTTAGGTGTGGTTTCCCATAACCAAGAAAATTATTATCTTCCTGCGTTTTCAGTTATCTACGGAGGTAGCGGCAAGCAGTCTGACAAGTACGAACTGGTTTCCCAGCTTATGTATGAGGACATACCCGTCGAAAAGCAAGTAAGTTTTGAGCGTTGGGCATCCCTCATGGATAAGGTCTATAAGATAAACGACAACGGTAAGTGGGCGATAGTTTTTGCCCTGATGTGTGCCTTCAGAAGTAATATTCACTGCATCGACAGACTTTTTACCGCTCCGTTCTTCATGGGACCGATGTCTTCGGGTAAGACTCAGATAGCCATATCTATCCGTTCGCTTTTTATCAATCCTACCGTTCCGATATTCAATCTCAACACAGGCACGGATGCAGCCATGAGTACCATCATGGGTACGTTTCGTGACGTTCCTGTGGTGCTCGACGAGTACAACAACAAGGTTATATCCGACGCCAAGTTTCAAGCCCTGAAGGGTATCGTTTATGATGGAGATGGCAAGCAAAAGCGCCGTGGTACTTCCGGTAGAGATATCGAGAACGACAAGGTTTTCGCTCCAGTTGTGATTTGTGGCCAAGAGACACCTCAGCGAGATGATAACGCCCTGATGAGTCGTGTCATCATCTGCGAAGTTCCTAAGCCTAAGAATAGAACGCAGGAGGAGACTAAGCTTTTCGAAGAGCTAAAGAATATCGAGAAGAACATCGGTTTGTCAAACATACTGCTGAAAATATTGTCTCTTCGCTCGATGGTGATGGATCATTTCAGGGTACTGGAACGAGAAGCTTATGGCGAATTGCGAGGAAAGTTCGTGAATTCGGGCGAAACCGACCGACTGATGAAGACAGTCTCTCTCTTTTTGGGAATGGTGAAGCTTGTCAACCAATATTCGGACTTAAAGCTTCCGTTCACTTATGACTACTTCTTTAATATGGCAGTTGATAAGATAAACTTTCAGCTATCACTCATCAGAAGTACAGATAAGTTGGCAATGTTCTTCTATGCCATCAACACGATGATTGACACCAAGAACATAGTCATGGGGCGTGACCTCTCCATCGAACAGCCGAGAAACGTTACTTACAAGGATTTACAAGGCAACAAGTGCAATTATTCGAATACGCCTGGGGCGCACGTGGTGTTCATAAGACTGGGAAACGTTTTCTCAATTTACAGCAAGAATGGATATAACGACGAAAATTCATCGTTATCTACTATTGAACAAAACTTGCGTTCTCATCCATCATATATTGGATTATCCTCCTCTCATAGATTTTCATGGGAGGAAACCGTAGAAGAAGCGAGCGCAAAAGACCAAGAGACAATGGTACGTGTACGCAAGACCAGAAATACAATAACGAGCGCTATAGTGATGAACTACGACAGGCTTATGGAGGATTACGGCATTGATTTTCGCCGTGACGAGAATCCTGCGGAAGAAGGCCAGCAGACCCCAGATGTCAAACAAGAGTCCTCAGAATGTGTGCCGGGAAGTATTCCTTTCAGCGAGACGGATGCGGGAGGAAAGGCCAACACACCATTCTAATCCTCGAAAATACTTGTTATTAAGTCGAAAACTGCATATTTTTACCCACGCAAACCCGAGAGGGCAAGCGTGGGTATTTTTTTTACATAAAAATGAAAGAGAGACACGCAAAATCCCCCGTACCCCCTAATTTCGCATAAAATAAGCCTAGAAGTCAAGTTTTTGAAAATATTTTTTCAAACATATCCGTCCTACCGTCCTACAATGCTACATTCTTATATATATATTATTTATTTTATCATATATATTATTAATTATTAGTAGGTTACGTGGTTTTGGAGTGTCTGTAGGATGTGTAGGATTTGCCTTTACTTTGTAGGATGGTGTAGAAAGTAAGCATTTTTTACAAATTATGCATTAGCTTCAAAAGCTACCTGCTCAAGTCCCTTGATTCAGTCTTGTAGGAATGCTAATACCTACAAAATAGACTGTTTTTAGGACGAAAATAATAGCTTGAAAATTTGCATAAGTGGCTGATATTTAGTATATTTGCATTTGATAAGCTATGTTTTGTAGCACATTAGGAACGATTGGACGCAAAAATAAGCAAACAGAATATGGAAAAAGAAAAACGAACCTCGAAACGAGTAGCCAGCATCAAGATTGAGCCTTATTTGGCAGAGTATATCTCGAAAAAGTTCAAAATTGACGAAAAAACGGGCGGAATAAAAATTCCTTACACCACGGATCTCTATCACGTGGTGTGGAACCTCATGGCCAAGCCTGATAGCCAAAGCAGGGTACCGGAAGATGCCAATCTTAAGATTTACCTGCCATGCCGTCGTTCCTTGATGGATGGTATCCCCGGCAAAGACCCGGCTTACTTCAATTATCTTTCCCAGGCTGCCGCCAAGAAGGTGGAGGCAAGCATCCGACTCATGTTCAACTTCGAGTTCCATCGCATGCTCATGGAGAACGAGGAGTTCGGCCGCCCTCGCAAGAACCAGGACGTGGTGGCTGATTTCATTAAGAAATACCAGCTCAAATCCATTTCGATGGATGCGCTTCTGAAGAACTTTTACCGCTTCAAGAATCAGCTTTATCCCAAAAAAGCACGAAAATACAAAAAAAATAGGGTGCTTTAAGGTTTTTTATTACATACCGACTGGGCTGTTTTGTCATTCAAATGTACTATATATTCACTCAAAAACATGAAAATATGATAGAATTCTCCAATTTGATTAAGGTTTCTCTTCTAGGGAACCTGAAAGGCGACTTTCAGTTTGTCGCCGACTCCTTCACTTTTGAGCCATCTCCAACAGAGGAAAATGGTGGTACCTATTGGGATTGCACCAAGACTTTCGTGATAGACAAGCCCGAGGACGACGATTTAAACAAGTTTAAGATACCCAGAAGTGCCATCGTGACGTTATCGAACCTGTACCGAGGTTGTACCGAACCTGTACCGAAGGTTTACCGTATCGGTACCGACGAAGTTCCAGCCCGTGTTCAAATCACCCAGCATCTTAACAAGGCGAGCCTTATTGTTCGCTGCAAGATGCTTTCTGACCCGCTAGCCTAAGGTCTTTTATATACCTATTATATATATGTACCTTTGTGGAAAACTTATATATAATGATGAAAGAACTACAGGCAATCTTGCTTTCTTCTATGCCACTTTGGATTACGGAAGACGGCTACCGTCAGCTGATGGTAGCTGCCTTTCCTATGTCTTCGGCTATCGTGGAGAAGCAGGAAAACACCAAGATAAAAGAGCAGATGGGGCTTGCAGAGGTCAAGGAGTATCTCAAGAGCCACACCTTCTACCAGTACCTCACCCATGAAGCCTTGTCGGAAATCTCCGCCAAGGTGAGTCAGCAAGATGAAACCAAGGAAATCAATCTTATGCTTCTCCTGAGCTCAAGGATGGTACCATCGCTTATCACCGCATCTTTGGTGTGGTGGCAGCAGAGAGCTATTGGTGCTTCTCGTCCAAGCAATTACAACAGGATATTCTGGACGCAGAGAACAACCCAAACATCTCTGCCCATATCCTTCACATCAACTCTCCTGGTGGAGAGGCTTGGTACATGGATCGACTGAGTGAGACGCTTAGAGAAGCCAAGAAACCTATCGTTGCCATCTATGAGGAGTACTGCGCATCGGCTGCTTATTACATCGGCTGCCATGGTCAGAAGTTGTACGCTACCACCGCCCACGATTTTGTGGGATGTATTGGTACCATGTGCTCCTTCTGGGACTTCGAGCCTTACTTCGAGAAACTGGGTATAAAGAAGGTCGTGGCAAAGGCAACCAACTCCACCCAGAAGAACAAGGTGTTCGAGGACTTGACCAAAGGCAAGCCCGAAGACTATATCAAGAATGTGCTCGATCCGATGAACGAGCAGTTCTTGTCTGAAGTTAAGGCGATGCGCCCGAAGCTTGCAGAGCTGGATGATGACGCTTCTGTGTTGCAGGGCGAAAGCTATTTCACGGCTCCAGCCGAGGAAATTGGGCTCATCGACGGCAAGCGTACGCTCATCGAGGCGATAGCAGAGGCGGCTCAGCTAGGCGATGCCTACGACGGTACGCAAAAATTATATGGAATGTACAAGTAGTTGTTTTTTAAATTTTTAAATTATTGTTTTATGAAAAAGAAACTGAAGAAAATCCTCGAGAAACTCGGACTCACACAGAAGTTCGAGTCTCAGAACCTGACCTCCGAGGATTACGCCAAGCTTTGCGCTGAGTACCAGAAGGAGTACGGCGTAGCCATGACCGACGATGTCGCCGCAGAGCAGGCTAGTCAGTTGGAGGCAGAGCACCAGGAGCAGCTGAATTCTCTTTATGCCATCGTGTCCAAGGCCAACAAGTCTAAGGATAACAACGATGACGATGCCAATGGTAATGGCGATGAGAATGGCAGTGACGACGGTGATGGTGATGATGACGGCAAGGGCAAGAAGGGAGAGCAGAACGCCTCTTACGACCAGTTGGCACAGGCTGTCAACAATCTTGCCGATAAAGTGACCACGATGTCGAAGGAAACCGCTCCTGATAAACCTCAAGCAGTAGTGAAGGGTCCTGCCATTCCTATCAACGGTTTTGCAACCAACTCAAAGTACCTCTTCGGTATCGAGCATAACATGTTTGATATGAAGAAACGCTGGAACCAGATTGCAGCCAATCCTCGTTTGGCTTCTGCGGCAGACCCAGATGATGATACAGATGGTGCTGCATTTCGTTTGGAGGCAATGGCTTACGCCAAGTCATTGAAGGCTCGCTATAAGTATCATCAGGAGCGCAACGAGCTCAACAATCCTAAGGCACTTGCCTCTGGACAGTTCGCCACAAATTACACTGGCGTTGACAACGCAGGCGTGGGCGACCAGTTTGTTATCCTTCGTCAGGATGCCCTCATCGCCCGTGTGCTTGAAAAGCGCGACCTCACCCAGTTCTTCCCTGTTCGCTATGGTGTCCAGGATAGAGATCTCCTCTTCAATGCTTTCTTCGATGAGGTTTCACAGGGCTATCAGCCTGGGGGCATCTACAAGGGTGGCATGAAGCTAGAGAACGAGATGGGCTACGTAGACGATGCCATGATTAAGGTGACGTTCGGCCCGATGAAGGAAATCGAGCGTAAGTATATCGCCTACCTTAACCGTGAGGGCTCTGATCCTATCAAGTGGTCTATGATTGAGTTCTGTCTGTTGAACCTCTTACAACAGGCACAGGTGGAGCAGAACAAGCGTCGTGTGCGTGGTATCTATGTAAAGCCTGAGGAGGGTGTTCCTTCCAGCTATCTCAATGCGGGTACTGGTATTTGGTATACGCTCCTTCGCTATATCCACGACTACAGCATCAAGCCATTCGACAGCAAGAGCTACCGCAGTTACACCTCTGCCACTATGCTCGACTGCGTGAAGGAGTTCATCTCTGATGTGAAGAGCCACATCACCGAGGATATGGACATCGACAGCCATGTGCTTTACCTCAACAAGAACCATCAGGATTGGTGGATCGCCAACTGCCGTGAGAAGTATGGCAAGGATATTGACTTCGAAGGTCCTGACAGCATGAAGAACCATGTGCCAGACACCGATGTTCAGATCAAGTGGCTTCCATACGAGGGACAGTCTTGCTGGATGTTCCTCGATATTCCTGGCAACCTTCAGTTTGTGGAGTATCTCCCAGGCGAGATGTTGGCAGTGAAGATGGAGGAGCAGATGGAGATGGTTCGTGCGTGGAGCACTTGGAAAGAAGGTACCGGTGCCGCTTTCACGGGTCACAAGTTCGACAACAAGGCGGACATGGATGCCAACGATTACGAGTTCCAGCAGATTTTCACCAACCTTCCTGTCACTTCTATCGTTGACAGCGTGGATGCCAAGAAGGGATTCTGGTTCGTGACCGACGCTGGCACCACCACCGAAGCCATCGCAGACATCGTGAACCCTAAGGAGGGTGTGGCTTACTGCATCGAGATCGGCGAGGGTAGTACCAAGAAACCGAAAATCGCCAAGGGCAACAAGTTCTCAGACATCACTGCCGATTGGATTCCTACCCAGGTGGGCGATTATATCATGGTGATCCTCGGGCACAATGGTAATTTCCGTGAGCTCGAAAGACGTGTAGGTGGCAAGCGTGCCATCAATAAGAACGTTCAGCCTAACGTACCGGGCGGACGCTAATTCTTAATATATTAGTTTAAGTTTTTAGTTATCTTTTTGTTGGGGCGTGCCATTTGTGCGCCCCAACTTTTCAGAAAACATTCAAACATTCAAGATTATGGTTAAGAATAAAATTCCCGTGCGCCATCGTGCGTACAATCCAAGCAAGGGAGCGCACTATGCCCAGCATAAGATGCGTTTGCTCTTCATGACCATCATTGCCATCTTTGGCCTGGTATCGCTCCTTCAGGCTTTTACTGAGCCATCCAGCACCATGGGTATTGGTGGCACAGGTGTATCCATGGCGGCTTTCGTGGCGCTTACTAGCATCGACGATGTGACCGACCGTGATACCCATGGTTCCGCCATCGCTTACCAGGTGGTGTTCGTGCCTACCAGCCTTATAGACCTCACCAAGGCTTTCCCTCAGCCTGATGCCAAGACAAGGGTGGTGAAGGCTATGCCGTTCAAGACAGGCGCAGCGGAAACCATCAAGGCTTATCTCTTCGATGCCCACGACATCCCAACGTTCACGGCAACCACCGAGAAAGGCGACATCACCACTTCGGGTGAGAACAACTTCGTCATCATCATGGGTGGCAACCGTGTGGATCTATTCAACTTTATCGAGCAGTATGCCGGTGGCAAGTTCATCATCCTCTTCAAGCATGTAAAGGATACCCAGTGGTATATCGTTGGCGAGCCTGAGCGCCCTATGATTCTCAACAATACTGAGACCAAGGACGATAAGGACGGACGCTATACTACGTTCACCTTTAAGCGTACTTCCGTGGATCTGCCATGCCTCTATGCTGAGGATCCTCTGGGTGTCACTGCATCGGAGACTTCGTCTCATGCGGACACCCAAGCTGTCAACACGCAGGCGGCGGGTTCCTCTAAGTCAACAACGAAGTAATGTGCTTCATTTTTCTTAAATATTAGTTAATTGGTTGTTTAATTCGAAGGTGTGTCGCCATCATGATCGGTGGCACACCTTTATTAATTAGAAAAGGTATGTATAGCAGAAAAGAGAAACTGGAACACTTCAACCATTTGGCTGGAGCCAAATATGGGGCTGTAGACTTGCACTTGTTGACCGATGAGCGCCCTACCCACAAGGATCTGTCTAAGTTCGCCCGTGACCCAAAGCGATATGCCAACGAAATTCTGTATGCTTTGCTCGATGTTTGCACCGTGGATGATATTCAGAATAATCGTGCCTATTACGAGCGCATGATGCAGGATGCTGATGCGCTTGGAGCGCAAGCTGTGGCTTCGCAGTCAGCTATCGAAAATGTGGAGCAAGAAGCAAAGCCAGTCGATGATGGTTCAAGTGAAGCTTTAAGTAAAGGAGATGAAGTCGAAGAACCGTATAATGATGAAAAAGAGAACGAAACAAAAGATGGTTCAAGTGAAACATTAAGTAAAGAAGAGCCAGCCGAACCAGAGTCTACCCCTAGCGATGCACCACCCGAAGATGCAAAAAAAAAGTAGTTCAAAAGGAAGAGGAGTATCCTAACATCGACTGGGACAACCTCTCCAACGAGGACGTGCAGATGGCTACCGTCCTCTACAACGACCGCATTAATACATGGCGCAAGATGAAGAAGCTCGACGAGGTGCTCGACAAGAAACCGAAAGCTAACGATGTCGCTCAGATGGCAGAACTTCGCATCCGCAATCTTTTGGCATTCGACGAGCTTCAGTCTTATAACGACACCGGCAAGTTTCTCTATAAGCACCCGCTTCTTAAGGGCAAGTCAGAATTCGATGAACTGGTCAAGCTTTTCCGGACAGACTCCACCGAGTTCCTTCACAAGCATAAGAACGTGCTCGACAACATCAAGCGCTACAAGAGTTATCTCAAGAGAAAGGATCGCAAGGACCGCCGATCCAGCGACCGTGAGAACCTTCATCGCCATCAAGAATGTGAACGTATGTTTAAGATGGTGATGGAACAATACAGTGATAAAGCCAATGAAAAATAATGATTACCGAGTCTTACCAGACGATACCTTTGCTCCCGTAGTGGCAGAGAAGGTGAAGGAATATGCAGCCTTGGGTTATTCTCCTGAGCGTATCTGTACACTTCTTAGTTTCGGCAAGCACTATGCCGCCATTTTCCTGCTTCGTATCCGTACACCGGGCGACGAACTGTATGTTGACTACCATCAAGCACTAGCCCTGGCACAGGTAGAGGTGGACAGCAAGCTCAATGAACTTGCCAAGGATGGTGACCTGGATGCCATCAAGGCTCAGGCGGAACGTGGCCAGGAGCGGCTGGAGTATGAACTGAGACAGAAATATTTTGGTGTATGAAAAGCAATATCGAGAAACTGGAGAGTGTACACCCCGACCTCATCAACGCCTTCCTCACCACTGGCAAGGGTGATGGCATCCCCGAGGATGTACAGATATTCCTGAAGCAATTGCAATGGGCTGCCGAAATCTACGAGTACGAACGAAACATCACCCGTGGGGCTAGGATGCTCAAGCAGCGCATAGCCGCCCAACAGCATCTGAGTGTGGACGTGCGCACCTGTATGGCTCGCATCAACCAAGCCATCTCTTACTTCAACGTGGACAGCACAGTGGGCATCAAGGTTTGGGAAAACGACTTCGCCAACAAGTATGAGGATCTGGCGAAGGTGTGCTCAGCCAAGCGAGACTACAAGATGCAGAAGGCTTGCATGGATCAAGCCTTGGAATGTCGCCGCCGTGCCTCGGAACAGGCAGAGGCGGACAGAGACTTGGGTGTGGTGTTCCTTATCACTCCGGAGGTAACTCCTGAAGAACTTGGTTTTCAGAAAAAGAGTCTCAAGGAAATCGCCGCCAAGCACAATCGTGGATTTTATTTATCGCTTATCGATGGCCTGCCTATCGAGAGCTCAGAGAAAAAACGCTTGCTTCGTGATGCTGACATTCAGGAAGCAGAAATATTGGAGGACATGGATGATGGGCAAACTGATACTTGACGAAAACTCGCTGGGCGACTTCGAACACTACTACATGAACTCCATGCAGTTGCTTGCCAACGTGATAGACCCCAACATGCTCTTTGCCGAGGTGGCGCGTGCCGGTGGAAAGACCGAGGGCGTGACTGGCCCTAGGCTCATTCGTGTCGCCAACGATATGCCTGGGGAGGTCTCTTTCCTGGTTCACAAGAGTTATGTGGCACTGATGACCAACGTTTGGCCAAACATACAGGCTTATTTCTCTCGCCAGGTAGTGGTGAACGGACAGGCTCGCCCGATGCTGGAGTATGGCATCGACTATGTGGTGGGAGAGAGCACGCTGCCTTCCCACTTCCGCAAGCCTCGCTATCCTATATCCTATGCCAAGCATAGCGTGGTGTTTCGCAATGGTGCCCATCTGCAATTGGTATCAAGCGACCAGCCAGAGAGCGTGGCTGGTAGGAATGCCGTGCATGCTTTCGTGGAGGAGATGAAACACAACAGCGGAGAAAAGCTGAAGACTCGCCTCTTTCCATCTTTGCGTGGTGGTCCAGCCGATGTGCGCCGTTCCGCTTATTATGAGGGAGTTACGGGTGTGAGTGATACCGCCCGTGTTGACCTTGGAGAGGATGACTGGTTCGAGGAATACGAGAAAAAGGTGAACCCGCAGCTCATCGAGGAGATAGCGACGGTTTCACTTGAGGTCAACAAGAGTCTCTATCGCCTCTTTATCCTTCGCCAGGAGGAGCGAGAGAGCAAAGACCCAGTGCTCTTGGAGAAGATGCGCTTGGAGTCGATGAAGCTCAACGCTTTCGTGGAAAGATGGAAGCCCCGCTTGGCTGACATGCGGCGCAATGCCATCTTCTATATCCGTGCCTCTTCCTTCTGTAATAAGGACATATTGGGCCCGAAGTTCTTCAAGACGCAGCTAGACACCCTCGATGTGGACGAATTTCTGACTGCCATCTGCGCCATACGTCATAAGGAGGTGACTAACAAGTTCTTTATCAATTACGATAAACAAAAACATCAATACAAGGATTCCTATAAGTATGCCGCCATCCTCAAGCATAACTTACAGGATCGCTTCATCCTCACCTCCGAGTATCTGAGCCACTACGACAACCAAGAACCGCTCTACATGGGCTATGATCCGGGCAACTTTCAGTCGCTCATCGTCGCGCAGCAGAAGAACTACGGCAACCGACTCGATATTATCAAGGAGTTCTTTGCCTATCTGCCCGAAGATTACAACGACCTTGCCCAGAAGGTATACCAGTTCTTCGGTACCTATGCCGTCTGTAAGACCATCTATCTCTACCCAGACCGTGCCGGTAACAAGCGCAGGGAGGAGAGGGAACAGATCACCACCGACTCACTTAACCTCAAGGCTTCCCTGGAGTCGTATGGCTTCACGGTGTTGCTCTACAACGAGGATGCGCCTACCATCTACCATTGGCAGCAGTTCAAGCTCTGCCAGATACTCTTTGGCGAGCGCAGTCCGCTGCTCCCCGTGATACGCATCGACGAGAACGAGTGTAAGAACCTTTGCAGTGCCATCATGATCTCTCCGCTTAAGAAGACGGAAGGAAAGATAGAGCTCGACAAGAGTTCTGAAAAAAAAGAACAACTCAAGAACCAGGCAGGACTCACCACGCAGCTCCCTTCTGCGATGATTTATCTGCTTTATGGTCTCTATTCGGATGCCGTGAAAGCGGAGTTGAGCACTTATCCTACCGACTTACCCGACAATTTCAGTGTGTAAAATAGGGGAGAAACGTGCCGACAGACTATAATAATTTTGTCGCAACGGCTAATAATCGCCCGAAAATGAAAGGGTAAAAATGCAAGTGGCTGATATTCAGCCCAAGTGCTCCCCGGAAACAAAAAAGTCTCGGCGACGAAAGACGGAAACCTGCACGCACCGCTGGGAAGGGAGGTTGAGGTGCAGCGCCTACGTTCTCGGGAAATATGACGGCCCCGGCTGCACCCCGCGGTCTTTTGGGGCACAATAATTTTTTACTATCTTCGCATCGACATGAACAAGAACGAACGACCGAACGACCGCGCTCACGGTCGTAAGCCCATCATCATGGATGGCATCACTGCCTTGCAGTGGGCGAGGGAAATTAGTAAGCTGCCCGATGGGGAGTTCACCCTGTGTTTCTTTCCTTACTCCAGGAATAGGAGCGAGGCGGGTGCCCGGTTATTGGTTCGGCGACACTGCAAGTACCGCACCCAGCTGCCGGGTGAACGTTATGCCGT